CATAAAAATAACCTCCAAACTGAGTAATTTTATCTTACATCAGTTTGGAGGTTTACACAAACTTTAGGATACTCCCTTTTAAGGGCTGTAAAATACCCTCCAAAACGTCCTTTTTCTACTGCTTTTTCTTCGGCTTTCGGTTTCCATGCTCTTCAACAATCAGATCTTTTCCCGTGATTTTGTGCTGATTCGGTACATATTCAATTAGATCTGAAATATCGCACTCTAATACTTCACAAATCTTGTCAACGTGATCCAGGTTTATACGGGTTACGAATTCGTGATACCATTCGTTGATTGTACTTGGCCGGATTCCAGTGGCTTCTGCAAGATCTTTCTGCGTCCACCTTTTTTCTCCAAGAAGCCGTGATAAATGAATTTTAATCATGATATCCATGCCCCTTTGCTGGTTATTCTAGCACGAGGGCACTCTTTAAAAGTCATTTTGTTATATTATAACGAAATACGTTATTTTTCGTAATTCCTGATTATCAATTCCTTGAATTGCGAAGTTTTCGTCTTACCCGCCAGGCTGTTATTCCGGCTTATTTCTTCGATATTGTAACCCTTATACAGTTCTCTGACGTAAGTATCATCATTATAAGATAAGATAAAACGGCCTTTGATACTGCTTAAAACGGCTTTTAAACGCTCATGATCCGCTTCGGTGAAGCTTCCCTCATAATATTTTTCCGTCCCATGATAAGGCGGATCAAGATAAAAGAGTGCCCCTGGTCTATCATAAACCCGAATCAGGTTTTCAAAGTCCTTGTTCTCGATTACAACACCCTGAAGCCTCTTTTGAATGAGGGGAAGGTACTCGATAGCATTAGCAAGGTTCTTTTTATTCGTTCCGAAGGTTCTGCGATCTGAACCAAAGCTCACCTTTATAATATGAAAGAACCGCGCCGCTCTCTGGATATCCGTAAGTCCCTGACTGTCAAGCTGGCTCTTGCTGTCAAAGAACTGTTCCCGCGATATAGTCAGCCATTCCAGCTCTCTCTGCAGTTCTCCGCAATGATACTTGATGCACCGATATAAGTTTATCAAGTTGCTGTCGCGGTCGTTGAATACCTCCAGTTCTTTTCCCTGCTCTTTTTCAAAAAGAACCCATCCAGCTCCACCAAAAACTTCCACATACCGTGTAAAGCCTTCTTCTGGAAACCTTTTTACAATCTCTTTTCTCAGTAATTTCTTTCCACCGATCCATGCAATAAAACTATTCATTATGTCCTCCTGATTTCAATTTTAAGGGGCATGAAATCAGGATGCTCCGGGAGCTCGTACTCCCAGAGCCTTCATTTATCTAACGTTTTAAATACGCACTGCTACAGAAGCCCGTGTAAGCTACTCCCTTCACAGTAGTCTTTACATAATACCATGGCTTTCCGTTGTACAGGCTGTAATATCCATAACAGGAGACCGCTGCTCCCTTCGGAATTGTAACCAGAATATCTTTTGTTGTACCGGCTCCCGCTCTCAAATTCAGATCTGCCGTGGTTTTATAGGTTCCACTGATAGATACATCCTTTTTCTGAGCTGCTTCAACTTTTTTATTCTGGCTGCTCTTGGAGCCATTGTCCAGAACAACCACAGTGTGGCCTTTCGTCTTTGTGACCAGGATATCTCCTCGTAACAAATAGTCTGAAGCTTTGCAATACTCATCTTTTTCCAGGATATCAAACTGGCCAGTCTGCCTCAGTGCTGCCACCTCATTCGCTGTGCTGAAACTATTCACATGAATTCCAGCATAAAGCACACAGCAACGTACCAATTCAGAGCAGTCTGTTTCCACGGCTGTATTTACCTTGGAAAGATCGTAATCATATGGCTTCGCTGCAGCCGTTGCCGTTCCTCTGTGGCCCTGGCAATAACCGATATTGTCATTCTGGCAGGCAGCTTCCATGTTTTTAGCGATTGCCTCCCGGACTGCAGGTGCCTTCGCCCTAATAACGATCCAGCCCTTTGAATGCAGATACCAGAGCTGCGTTGACACCTCTCTGCCGGTCTGATCGCCCGCCTTGCCACCATTTACTCCACCATTTTCATTGCTTCTTGCGCTTCCAACTCTTACTCCCATGTTGACTACACCTCCACATCATCCGTTGCTTCAATCACAATTCCTGCATTTTCCTGAATCTTCATCTGTTTTACTGCGGCTTCAATCAGGATCTCAATCTGCGTGTCCGAAAGTGCGATGTTCTTCTCCTGAAGAAGCTCTTTTAAAAACTGCGTAACGATGGCTTTTTTCTCTTTTCCATCAGTGGCTTTCATGGTCTGCTGGGCCATTAAAACCGCTTTATACGCCCACTGAGCCACCAGGTTCAACTTCTCGGAATCAGCCTTGCTTTTTACCCAGGGAAGTACATATCTGGTTAATACCAGCACCGCCACCATCACCAAAATCTTTAAACCTTCAAAGCAAATATCACTCATTCTCCGTTTCCTCCATGCTTTCTTTTTTGTCTGTCTCCCTATCCTCCAGTTCATACTGTCTGGAAAGGTGTCTGTCTTTCGTTGTTTTGATCCAGCCCATTACTCCGCATTCTCCGCCACATACACTAAACACGCAGGTACATAAGGTATCCGGAATTCCTCCTGTTCTTATGTAAATAGCAATCATCACAATCACAAAAACAAGTAAAAATATCGCCAGGATTACGAGGATCACATCCATGGTTTTCCACTTCTCTTTTTGCATGATCTTCCTCCAATTAAAAAGGCACATCGGAAATATCCGATGCACCTGTTTTTACCTTATTATTTCTCTGTGAGCTTCATCCATATAGGGAAGTTCTCGGCAGCCGTATTCAGCTACGTTCATTTCCTGATCGATAGAATCCAGCTTCTCCCGATAATAATTCTTTACTTCTTCGGAAACCTGGTTCATATGTTCCAGATCTGTCACCAGCTCCCGGAGGAGATCTGCCTGCTTGGTTGTCACATCGCAAAGCGTGTCTATAATATGAAGCAGAGTCATGTTTCTTCTCCCTTCCTATCATTCCTGTTTTTCCGCTTCAATAGCCGCTTTCACCTTTTCCCGGAAGGCCGCCGGTACGCTGTCAAGGGTTCTGATTTCAGCTTTAACTAAGGTCACATAAAGTTCTAACATATTACACGCCTCCATTCTCTTTTTCATACAGATCTGCAATTGCCTGCATGATGACTAACTGATTTTTTTCTGTCTCAATAAGTTTCTCATAGATATCTGCCTGAGCGGCCATGGAAGTCAGCATATTTTTATTGCTGTTTTCCTGCTCCAGGGCTGCAAAATATTCTTCTTTTGTAAGAATCCTGTACTCACATGAATAACCCTTATCAGCTTCTCCGTTCCCGTCTTTTCTTTCATACGGAGTGATATTGCGTCTCTGAATGTAAGTACCTTTTCCAAGCTCCTGAAGGGTTTCAGGCTGCTCTCTGCAGAGTTCTTTTTTCCATTCCTGCATGACGATTTACCTCCCTTGTCATCTTTGAAATAATCCGTTTGATTTTACGGACGTTTACCAATTCCTTAATATGTATCAAATACCAGTCATACGTTTCTGAATGTGTGATCCACCCCAGCAACGATACAAAACCACGGCAAAGCCCCAGTGGAAACCGCTGGCCGTTTTCTTCCTTTTTATGCAATTTTCGGGCTATGCGCTCTACATGAAGTAATATGCGCTTCCGGATCAACACTTTTGACCGGTAAAACAGCCAGCCCATGGCCGACACGCAGCGCCCCGTTTTCTTCCCATTTTTCTTGGTGTATTCAAATCGGAACACCTGCCAGTCACTCTTCATGCGTAGTCTCATCTTTCCAAGCACCTGCCGAATGTAAAGCAGTGCCTGGTGCAGCTTCTTTTTGTTATCATCAGCCAGCGTATAATTATCCATATACCGGACATGATGTGCTATTTTCAGCTTACATTTAATGTCATAATCCAGTTCCTGGAGCATGAAATTCGCAAGCCATTGAGAAAGATAGAAACCTAAAGGCATTTCTTTAGGAAAATATGTCATGCAGACATCAATCAGATGTAGGAAAAAGTTATCTTTAACTCTACGCTCTAATTTTTTCCGAACAATTTTATACTGAATATGGCTATAAAAATGTCGGATATCTGCCTGTGCAAAGTTCCTGATTCCCTTTCCACTTTCGATCCAACGTCTGATAGCTCGCTGCCCCTTCAGGGAACCCCTTCCGGGAAACGATGAGAAGCTCATCGGATAACTGCTTCCCGCTATGATCGGCTCCAGGATCATTACAATAACATGCTGAATCCAGAGTTCCACCATAGTCGGTACATAAACAACCCTCGTCTTTCCAAACTCTTTAATAATTACCGGGTTATGCTTTACTGGCTTAAATCGTTTTTGGGGATCAGTCTGCCATCCATCCGGTTTCGTATTCAGGATAATTTCCTGGATTTTCTTAACCCAGGCATCCAGATTTTCCTCCGCCATTTGAAAGTCTTTTCTCTTGGTTTTCCCTTTTCTCATACGTTTAAAAGCCTTTTTAATCACATCTTCCCGGCAGGCCAGCCGATACAGGTATCTATAACTTTTCTTTTTCTTCCAGGGAATCCCGGTCACCTTTTCAATATCGTATTTCAATATACGCATGATCTTCTATCTCCTCGCCGCTTTCGGACATTTCCTG